ACTGGTATACCAGTACAAGCCCTTTACAAAGCATGGATAGTCGTGTTATACTACCCTATACCAGCAACGGAAGGATAGTTGGATATACAGCCCGATGGATTGGTGATGTACCAGACAAAAAAACTGCAAAGATGATTACCAGCAGGCCACCAAGTTTTGTATTCAACCTAGACAGACAAAGCCATTTGCGTAAGTATACAATTGTAACCGAAGGCGAGTATGATGCACTGACACTGGATGGCGTTGCAATCATGACCAATAGTATTAGTCCAGAACAGGCCAAGATCATTGAAGACATTGACAACGAACCAGTTGTGCTACCAGACAGAGATCGTGCTGGTATGACCTTGGCAATGCAAGCGGCAGAACTGGGTTGGAGTGTCAGCTTTCCAGAATGGCCAGATGGTATCAAAGACGCAAACGAAGCCGCTCAGAGGTTTGGAAGAGTTGCTGTGGTACAAAGCGTGTTATCGGCGATTGAGAGCTCGCCATTGAAGATTAAATTACTATGTAGGCGATGGTGTGTATAAAGTAAAGATAAATTGGAAACTGGATCAGGACACTGATGACTGGTGGAACATGGCATGTATTTGGATGATAGAAGAATTTGGTCTTCCAGGTGACAAGTATAAAACAGAACTAACAGAAGATTATATGATATTTGATTTTGAAGAAAAAGAAAATGCAATGATAGCCGCATTGCGATGGGGGAATGAATATGGCAGATGAAATTAAAGAGTATGGGTTTGAGCTACAGAAACTGTTCTTAGAGTTTCTAGTAAGCAACAGAGACTTGGCGGCAAGATGTCAGAATGTGCTGGATCCAGAACACTTTGACAGACGACTCAGAGCCGCGGCAGAATTTATTAAGACTTATGTAAACGAACATGGTAACATTCCGGATGTTGTGCAAGTAAAAGCAACAACAAATACAGAGTTACAAAACTTAGAAGAACGCTCAACAGAACACAGCAGTTGGTTCTTGACCGAGTTTGAAGGCTTCAGCAGACACAAGGCAATTGAAGGTGCAATTCTTAAGAGTGCTGACATGCTCGACAAGGGCATGTATGGCACAGTTGAAAAGTTAATTAGAGATGCAGTACAAATTGGATTGCCAAAGACATTTGGTACAGACTACTTTGCTGATCCACAGGGCAGGTTAACAGCACTGAAAGATAATAATGGACAGTTGAGTACCGGATGGAAATCACTAGACGATAAACTGTATGGCGGGTTCAACAGAGGTGAGTTAAACATTTTTGCGGGAGCATCAGGTGCAGGTAAGAGTTTGTTTTTGCAAAACTTAGGACTCAACTGGGCAATGACAGGATTGAATACTGTTTACTTTAGTTTGGAGCTCAGCGAGGGTTTATGTGCCATGCGTATGGATGCCATGTTGTCAGACACTCCCACTAGAGAAGTGTTTAAGAAATTAGAACATGTGGATCTCAAAGTGCGTATGGCAGGTAAGAAAGCTGGCATCCTACAAATTGTACAGTTGACAAATGGTGTAACTCCAAATGACTTGTTGGCCTGGGTAAGAGAATTTCAAACTCAGCGCAAGATTAAAGTAGATGCAATCTTGGTTGATTATCTTGACTTGATGATGCCAGCTGGACAAAAGATCAGTGTCAGTGACATGTTTGTCAAAGACAAGTTGGTGGCAGAGGAACTGCGTAACCTAGTGGTCAATGAGCAGTTGTTATTGGCAACAGCGTCACAGTTAAATCGTAGTGCAGTTGAAAGTGTGGAGTTTGACCATAGTATGATTGCAGGTGGTTTAAGTAAGATTCAAACTGCTGACAATGTGTTTGGTATCTACAGTACTCCAACAATGCGTGAGCGTTGTATGGTACAAATACAATTTATGAAAACTCGTAGTTCCGGTGCTGTTGGACAGAAGATTGATTTGAGTTTTAATCCGGATACCTTGCGTATCACAGACATGGCTGGCGACAATAGTGCCAGTACATCTAGAGCCAGTGATGTATATGAAAAGATCAAGTCTAGGACAAATTTAGGAACAACAGTAACACCAACGCTGTCCACCAAATGGGAAAAGCCACAGGCCAAAGAAGGATTTGATTTAGAGAAGCCGCAGGGAGGTACACATGCTTGGGATATTCCACCAAATAATTCTGGTGCAAATGGAAGAGTGACACCTGCGTCTGTGCCAGTTGCCAGTAATGCCAATAGAGATGCACTACGAGCGATTGTCAGTCGTGAAACTTGATTACTTTAATTCAAACGGGTCTTTGGGGGCTTTTGGCTCTTCATCGTCAATGTCAAATCCAACATATCGATCGTCTGTTTCATCTGGATCGTTGTCTAGTTGTTTCTCATTGTCAGCGTTGAATTTTGCAATGTCATTTTTTAAACGATTCATTAGCCCATTGTCACTTGCAATAATATCAATCATACTGGTAAATGCAGAGGTAATTGTCTTTGCTTCAGCAGTACTAACTGGCTGTTGGTCTGCCATTTTGTTCAAAATTTGCATGAAACGGCTGGCTGTTTTGCCATCAACCAGCGGGCGAAGTGCAACTTTTAATCTCAACAGGTCACCAGTGGATATGTCGTGGTCAGGTTCACCAGTATCGCTGTGTGTATTGTATTCGGAAATTTGTTCTAGCTTGTTGGCTAAGTTACGCAATTCCTGTGCGCTGGGTGATAGTTCCACTTTTTAGATCTCCTATTTCAATTCTATTTACCATAAATAACTTAATCATGCGTAAACACACTCGTAGTATATTAGATGAAATTACCGGTCTAGTACCCAAGCAAGACAAGCACTTGCTAATTGAGGGTCTAGCTGTACAGGCCATTGCCCGTGTAATTAATCTAGTAGAAGTAATACAACAAAACTATCCTCAACATCAGTCTGAGGAGTTAATTCGACGATTGCAATTGGCCATCAAAAATGGTGATCCTGCTAAATTTACCCGCGGTGTACGCTCAATAAAGGAAAACGAACTGTGAAAATTCGTGAATTGCAAAGACAAAAATTAAAAGAAGGCTTCTTAGACAATTTAATTTCTAAGGTCAAAGACATGGCTGGCGGAGATGGCCCCACTGGAATTGTCCGAAGCTTGATGGGCCAAGCGCCCAACCTAAACAAATTAGCAGACGAAATTGCCAACAATGCCAGAAGTAAAATACTCACCAGATTGGGCAATCAAATCAATGCCATCAAGAATGGAACAGCACCAACACCAATTGGACTTATTTTCCAGCAAGCACTGGCTGTTGCCGGTAACATTGCCAACGGCGAAGAAGGTGCCAAGTTCAATCCAGCGCAAATTAAAGCAACTATTTCAAGCAAAGGAAATGAGCTTTTAAAAATTGTGCTGAATGGTGATGCCGCTGGTGATGATATAGTGACACAAGTGTACAATGCAATTCAATCAGGCACTCCAGAAATAACATTTGCAAATGATATCAATGTAACAATTAAAACGGTTGGTATGATTGTGGCGGCCGCATTGGTTTATATTTCAACTCAGGCCGAAGATAATCCAGGCGCTGGTTTTAAAATAGATCCAACGCTGTTGAGTAAGTTCAACAACAGCGGCGAGCAAATTATCACCACATTGGTAAACCCAACATCGCCTGTGCTACGGTCATTGAAACCAACGCCACAATACAAAGACAACTTAGAAAACTTGGTTGCAAACCTGGTCAACGAGTTACTGGAATTTACTGACAAGTCAGTGGAGGAAATACAAGCCGCTGGAGTCAGCCCAAAATTGGTCAGCCTGGCACAGATTGAAACTGCATTGGGTGGGCATGATATCAATGTAGATGTTGCAGTAGTAAAGGATGCGGCCAGGAAATTGAACTTACAAATTACAAATTTAACAAAAGCATTTTTAAGTTCTGCCGCACTAGAAGCACAAGCAACTGGATCCGCTGATCGTTCTTGGAAACAATTGGTACAGCCTTGGGGCCAAAAAATTATGACTTCATTGGATAATTTAAATCTTACTGGCGGGAAACCAGGAGACGCACCAACAACCACACCACCTGAAGTTGAGGATACCTTTAAAAAGGCAGACGAAGCAGGAGACGCGGCTCGTAGTGCTCTTAGAAAAAACGCAGGCGAATCTAACGAGGACTTTATTGCCAGAGGCTATGCAGAATCTGACAGAGCAAGAACAGAGTACTTGAAGGCAAACCCAACACCATGAAAATATTTGAAATAGCAATCAATGGTAAGCGTATGCTGTCTGAGGCCAAGGCCCGTATTGACCATCCTGAAGATATTATCTTTGATGAAGGGCTTGCTGGGGCACAGCGAGCACTTGATGCAATCACACATGCCGCAGGCAATCCAATCAGCACATCAGTAAAGTGGGATGGCACGCCAGCAATTATATTTGGCCGCGACGAAGGTGGATTTGTATTCACTGACAAGGCTGGATTTGGTGCAAAGAAGTATGATGGCATGGCTCGTAGTCAATCAATGTTTAGAGATATGATTTATAATCGCAAGCCAGATGAGCCAGGTCGGTTAGACTACGCCGGCCATCTTGCCAAGTTGTATCCCATGCTTGAAAAGGCAGTTCCTAAAAAGTTTCAAGGTTACATCCAAGGCGATGTAATGTGGATGAATCGCCCGCCTTTGGACGATGAAGGTAATTTTGTATTCAAACCCAACAAGGTCAGATATCGTATTCCAAAAGACAGCAACCTTGGCGACACTATTAAACTCAGCACCGCAGGCGTTGTTGTGCATAGCATATTTGAAAGCCGCACAGACGAAGAACCTAGAGCAATTGAATCGGTAAAATCTCTTGGATTAACACCCACAGCCAAGTTGTTAATTTTAAACCCAGAAATGAAAATTGAACAAGGCACCACACATGCATTAGATGACAGTTATGTGCAGGCAGTGGCTGGTTTGATTGCCAAAGGCAAGCCAATTGAAAAGTTCCTTGATCCGTATACCATTGGATCATTGAAGATTAGCAATCTTGGTGACTTATGCAAGAGCTACTTGAATTACAAGGCAAGAAAAGGCGACATGGACCTGACAGGCGCCGCGCAGGAGTTTATCAATTGGGTAAATGATCCAGCACTAAGTAAGTTGACAGAAAACAAAAGACAAAATGTCATTGCACACATTGAAGGCAATCAACCTGCTTACAAAACAATGTGGAAATTGGTAAATGCACTGGTAGCATTGAAAATGCATATGAAGGGTCAATTGGATTCTCATCCTGGTAGTGATGTTATGGCAGATATAAACGGCGAAACTGGTCACGAAGGATTTGTGTCAGACACACCACATGGTAAAATTAAATTTGTAAACAGACCACTGTTTATGAAAGAGGAATAATATGGAAGACAACAGCTTTAGTTTCATTAGAGAAAATTGTAACGAAAGTAAAATGTTTCGTAACGCATACTTGGAGCAAATGACTCTAAGAGATACTGCTGACAGCGTATTTTTAAACATGATTACTTTGTACCTTTTGAGTAAGGAATTTGAAACTGCTGGCTTTGCACAGACCTATGCTAATAAAACAGGAATGTTTGGTAATTTTCAAGTGGCACGAGTTGGCGGCACAGACTTGTATCAAGGCATTCATATTGTTTTGAATCCACATGGCGAAACTGCTTTGAAACTAAATGCAGAAACACAAAATGCAATCCTTGCGTCTAAGATACATCCACAACAAAAAATGTTCAAAGATTTCTTGCGTGGAATTACATCTGGCATGAGTTCTATCACTGCTATTCGTTTGATGTATAGGATTGAAAGTCAGCTTGGCATCAACATCAGCAACTATAAAAGTCTGCGTAGACTGGTCACTGATTGGGATAAAATCAGTACATACCAAAAACAGCTATGCATAACTAGGCTATTACAGTATTACAGAGTTCGCGGCCGTAGAAGCGAATTGTTTCCAGTACTGACCACATTGTCACAAAATAAAGGCTGGGAACTCACAGACGCAGGCAATGCCGAGTTGCGTGATGTTGGAGCAGGTGCAATTGTTGGATCAAGTTCAGGCAATGGATTTTTAAGTAGTTTAGCCGCTGTGGCCGCAGGAGCCTTGGCTGGCCATGTTGCACAACGAGCACTCAGCGGTCCAGTGCATAACAAGTAAGGAATCATATGTCAAGAAATTCGTGGATGATTCCCGGATCTTCAATTGGTGCAGACCCTGACTTTTTTACAGCTTGGACATTGTTTGACATAAGTCCAAACGACAAAGGCGGTGCACGAAATTTAAGCAAGTTCTTTGCATTGATAAGTGGACATGGTCAACCGTTAATTGCTGGTGTTGAACAACTGTTGGATCAAGACCTGGCCGGTGGCATGTTTGGTGAAAATCATACAGGTAATCATAATGTTTGGTGCTTGAAGTGGATTGCAGATCGTCAAGGTTTGATGAGTGAAGATTCCTTATCTAAAGAATTCAACAATGTTGCTTTGGAACTTGGTTTAGAAGAAACAGCCAACATAGATGGCCAAGTTTTAACACAAGGTCCCGACACAAACACCTTTTTTATTCGGCACGATTCTTTCTAAGATCGGCTAAATATCACTAATATAAACAACCCGTATTAACACAACTCATCCTGGCTCATTGTATTCTGATTCACCTCAAGTATGAACTTGGGTGTGGTTTAATATTGGGTAATATAAGTTTATGAGTGACAGTAAAATTACTGAGTCAACAAGCTTGGAAATGCATGTGGAATTATGTGCAGAACGCTACAAGCGTTTAGAAGAAAAGTTTGATTTGGTTGAAGAACGATTGGGTCATTTGCACGGCGACTTTACTAGTTTTAAGGGTGAAAATTCTAAAAATTTAAGTGAAATTAAAAACATGCTGAGTAGTGCAAAAGACGAAAAATTTAAAACTATGGTGACTGCAACTGCCACAGTTATTGTTGCGTTAATTGGAATGTTAGGATATGTTGTTTTACACTTGCCAAAATAAGTGGTTACGATTAAAACTAAAAGACACTAAATAGCACATCGGAGAACAATATGAAATTTAATGACATTACATTAACAAAAACGCCAGCAAACGCGGCTCGTGAAGCATTGCTTAAAGAAAGCATTGTCATCGACGAGAATCTTTCGGGTTATAAATTACACAAAGAATTACAGCGTGTGCGTGAAGAAATCGACATTCTTTCAAGTAAAGGCGGCGCTGAGTATGCTCGCGCTATTTTACACAAAGAAGTCTATGAAAGTGCATTGCTTGAAGCTGATTTAGATGAAGAAGGCATTGAACAAGCCGAAGTCATTATCGCCGCCAAAGCAATGAATAAGAAATTCCAAGACATGATTGAAGATGTAGCTGATATGCTTGGCAGTGATATGATTACCTTGGTTGACCAAATGAAACAACGATTTGGCGATGGCGCAGGCGAACAATATTCACAAAATGTTAAAGGTGCGTTAGAAACAGCAATTGATACTTTGACAACTACAAAAGATTCGTTAGACAGCGCAATTACAGGTTTAACCAATCCAGGACAAATTCAACCAGCGGATGCCATGGGCGCCGAGCCTGGTGCAGAAGAAGCTCCAATCTACCCAAGCAGTACTGGCCCAGAAGATGAAACTACTGGCAGGGAGATGAAGAGTGATATTGCTTGAACTAACTAGTTTCGATAACGAATTTTCCAACGCCGTTAAGATGTTGATCATCAAAGGTCAAAACGACGGCTTGACGACTATTCCCATGAAACAGTTGACCAGTGATTTAAGTCGCATGGGCTATAATGCATCCAATAATGTAGATGCAGTCCGTCAGCTTATTTCTACTTTCAAAGCAAAAAACAACAACTTAGTAGCCGATGTCAATAACGATCAAGTTATGTTAACAACCATGCCAACTGCTGATAACCAAGACAAGGTAAAACAAGACAAAGAAAAAGTCAGCAAAGATGCAGTTGGACAAGCAAGAAAGGCACTGGGACTATGAGTAGAATAATGTTAACTGCCGGTGAGGCCAGAGTTAAATCTTTACAAGATATTATTGTTATTCGAGAAATTCGAGATATCGAAGAAGCAATTATTGAAGCAAGTTCAGATGGTGCTATGTCAGTGATACTTGGCATTACCACCACAATGGCCAAGCCAACTGCAAGTACTCCTGGTTATGCTGTGGCCGCAGAATATTTCAACACATGGCAAGGCGATAGAGATGATCGTCAAAAGACTTTGCAAATGAACAAGGTTGTTCAATACTTCAGCGACCTTGGATACACAATTGATAGACAAACCAATTTGGTATCAAATGCCACATTCCAGTGGTACATCAGCTGGTAATTAACACCCATGAAGATAGTTGAACTTGAACAACCCATCGTTGGTGACATTGTTGAATTTGAAACAGATCCAGATACTGTGGTAGAAGGTAAGATCGTTGCCGTAACAGAAGATGGTTACATATACGAATTTAGTCAAACTGGTTACACAGCATTAACTGAAGCACACGGCAATAGTAAAATCTACGACAAATGTTGGACTGGTTATAAAAAAGTTCCAGGTAAGAAGCGTGGTGAATCTGGTTCCTGCGAAAAGGTTGAAGAAGCAGAATACCAAGGCCGCGATGTTGCACTTGGCAAACCAATGGCAGGCGATGTTAAGAAAAGCAAGGTATATGTACGCAATGACAAGGGCAATGTGGTCAAGGTAAACTTTGGCGATCCTAACATGCGTATTAAGAAAAGCAATCCTGCTCGTCGTAAGAGTTTTAGAGCAAGACACAACTGTAGCGATCCTGGACCAAGATGGAAAGCCCGTTATTGGTCTTGCAGAGCCTGGTAAAATAGTCATTGACATCTGTCGTTGTTTCGTTTATACTAAACGACAATGATAACTTTTAATCCCAAATACAAATACGAAAAATTAACTAGGATCGATGGTCCTAGTCGTCTTTATGCTACCCCCGATGGTTCTCGGGTTCCTAGTGTAACAACAATCCTGAGTGGTACCGCAGACAAAACATTCTTAATTGAATGGCGCAAGCGAGTGGGCGAAGCAGAAGCTCAACGCATCAGTACAGAAAGTGCAGGGCTTGGCACACTGGTTCACAAGCATGTTGAAAACTTCATTGAAGGTATAGAGCGTCCACCAGGTAGTACTCCTATCCATGTGCTGGCTCGTAGCATGTCTGACATGATCATCAATCAAGGACTTCCAGGTGTTGATGAAGTATGGGGCATGGAAGCAAGTCTTTACTACCCTGGATTGTATGCTGGTACCACAGACTTGTGCGGCGTGTACAAGGGCAAGCCCAGTATCATGGACCATAAGACAGCAAAGAAAATGAAAAAGCCCGAGTGGATGCAGGATTACTTTATCCAAACTACAGCCTACGCACTGGCACACAATGAAGTACATGGCACTGATATCCAACAAGGTGTGCTGTTTATGGCTGATAGAGAAGGTGCATACGAAACATTCATCATCGAAGGTGCAGAATTTAAACATTACAGCGATCTTTGGTTGCAACGAGTTGAACAGTACTACAAACTACAATAAGTAGTACCGTGGAACATAGAACCCTAGAACATTGGTTCCTTGACAAGCAAGGAAAGTTATCAGCCTGGCGCGAGTGGAGACAACAGTTATCTGCAATGGATACTGAATCTGCTTACAACGAAGCCGCTACCTGGTGGAAATTTGTTCCTTTAGTAAGCAAAACCTTTGATCCTTGGAGAGAAGAAACTTGGCCTGATCCTTGGTCATTGGTGGGCAATGGAAGCTTTTGTCCCAATGCACAAGGCCTAGGAATTTTTTATAGCCTAGTGTTGACCAGCATAGATTGCGAGTTAATGTTAGTTATTTTGGAAGACAAACCCCGGCTTATGGTGTTACTACCAAACAAAACTTTGTTAAATTATTATGACGGAGAAACAGTTGACATGAAAAATGCAGACTTCCAAATTTTAAAAACATGGACGTCTAGCGACCTGGCTAGGCTGGTTAAAGTGTAAAGATATTACGTCAGTGGTCCTGGTTAAGTATTTGACCGTTTTATGACTATGGAGCACTACAAACAATGGATAATCAAATAAGAGATATGAGCAAAAGTATAATAAATGTTGTAAAGAGAGACGGGCACCGAGAGCCGTTGGACATAAACAAAATCCATTTAATGGTAGAAGAGGCTTGTGAAGGGTTAGCAGGAGTCAGCGTAAGTCAAGTTGAAATGAATGCAGATTTGCAGTTCAATGATGGCATTACCACTGCTGACATCCAAGAAATCCTTGTGCGTAGTGCCAGCGATTTAATTAGTCTAGACAAGCCAAAATATCAGTATGCCGCGGCCCGTTTATTGCTATACGGTTTACGCAAAGATGTCTTTGGGAAATTTGATTATATTCCATTGTATGATCTAGTTAACAAGAATGTTGAGCGTGGTGTATATGATGCCGAATTGTTGACTCAATATACCGAAGCAGAATGGCGTCAGCTAGATGTCTATATCAATCACGAACGCGATTTAGAATTTACCTACGCTGGCATGCGCCAAGTTGTGGACAAGTATCTGGTTCAAGATCGTTCAAATGGTCGTGTGTTTGAAACACCACAGTACATGTACATGATGATTGCGGCAACATTGTTTGCTACCTATCCAGCTGACAAGCGTCTGAGTTACATTCGTCGTTACTATGATGCAATTTCTACATTCAAAATTAATATTCCTACTCCTGTAATGAGCGGAGTGCGTACCCCTATTCGACAATTTGCCAGTTGCGTGTTGGTCGATGTTGATGACACATTACCTAGTATCTTTAATAGTTCTACCGCCGTTGGTTATTACATTGCACAACGAGCTGGCATTGGTCTAAATCTTGGTCGCATTCGTGCCATCAATTCAAAGATTCGAGGCGGCGAAGTGGCACACACTGGTGTTGTCCCCTTCTTAAAAGTGTTTGAGTCAGTGGTGCGTAGCTGTACACAAAATGGTGTGCGTGGCGGAAGTGCCACTGTGCATTTCCCAATTTGGCACAAAGAAATTGAAGACATACTGGTGTTGAAGAACAACAAAGGAACAGAAGATAATCGTGTTCGCAAGTTGGATTATTCAATCCAGTTAAGCAAACTTTTCTATGAGCGACTAATTGTTGATGGTGACATCACATTGTTCTCACCACATGATGTTCCTGGCCTGTACGAAGCATTTGGCAACAACGATGTATTTGATGCGCTGTATGTAAAATACGAAAACAATTCTAAGATTCCAAAGAAGACTGTGAAGGCTATGGCATTGTTTGGACAGATGCTGAAAGAAAGAGCCGAAACCGGCCGCATCTATATCATGAACATTGACCACTGTAACAGTCACAGTAGCTTTCAAGATATGATTCGCATGAGCAACCTGTGTCAAGAAATTACATTGCCAACAGATCCAATTCAATCCATGGATGATGTTGAAGGAGAAATTGCCCTTTGTATTCTTAGTGCAATCAATGTTGGCAATCTAAAAGAGTTAGATGATCTTAAAAATCTAACAGAACTGGCGGTTCGTGCCCTGGATCAGATCATTGACTATCAGCGTTACCCAGTTGCGGCCGCAGAGCGCAGTACCAAGGCTCGTCGCAGTCTTGGAATTGGTTACATTGGTATGGCACATTACCTGGCCAAGAAAGGTTTAAAGTACAGCGACCCAGAAGCCGCCAGGTCAGTCAATCGTTTAACAGAAGCATTCCAGTATTATTTGATCAAGGCCAGTGTGCAGTTGGCCAAGGAAAAAGGTCCATGTGAATTCTTTGGTCGTACAAAATACAGCCAAGGCATTTTACCAGTTGACACATACAAGCGTGAAGTTGACGAGTTCCTTGGCACTGAATTACATTACGATTGGGAAGCCCTACGCAGAGAAGTTGCAGAGCATGGCATGCGTCACAGCACACTGAGCGCACAAATGCCCAGTGAATCAAGTAGTGTGTCCAGCAATGAAACAAATGGTATTGAGCCACCGCGAGCCGCAATGAGTACAAAGAAGAGCAAGAAAGGTCCGTTGAAACAAATTGTTCCTCAATATAATTCATTGAAAAATGATTACTCATATCTGTATGAAGAAGGTGTGCAAGAAGGTTATGTTCGCATTGTGGCCGCAATGCAAAAATACTTTGATCAGGCCATCAGTGGAAATTGGTCATACAATCCAAAACACTATCCAGACAACGAAGTGCCAATGAGTGTGATGTTTAACGACTTGTTGACCACTTATAAAATGGGTTGGAAGACCAGTTACTATCAAAATACATACGACATGAAAGGTGAAGATGAAGACAACATACAATCTGTGTCAGATATCCATCATAATTTACAACCAACACTATTGATACCCGATAGTGACGAAGCTTGCGAAGCTTGCACAATTTAAGGATACAGATGTCAGCAACAGTTTTTAATCAGAATAAGGTAGACTTTACCAAACAAACAATGTTTTTTGGTGAGGCTCTAAATGCCCAACGGTTTGATGTGTTCAAGTATCCGGTGTTTGATAAACTTACACAAACACAGCTTGGATATTTCTGGAGACCCGAAGAAGTGAGTTTGCAAAAAGATCGTAGTGACTACATGGACTTCCGTGATGAACAGAAGTTTATTTTCACTGCCAATCTAAAGTATCAAATACTGCTTGACAGCGTACAAGGTCGTGCGCCAGCAATGGCATTCATGCCATATTGTTCGTTGCCCGAACTTGAAGGATGTATGAACGCATGGCAATTCTTTGAAAACATTCACAGCAGGTCATACACACATATTATTAAAAATGTTTACAGTGATCCAAGCGAAGTATTTGATACCATGCTGGATGATGAGAAGATTATTGCCAGGGCTAAATCAGTGACCAAATCATACGATGAGTTCATTGCCGCGGCACAGCAATTTACAGTAGCAGGCAAAGGTACAATGCGAGATGTCAAGAAGAAGCTGTTCTTGGCCATGGTAAATGTAAACGCACTTGAAGCACTTAGGTTTTTTGTCAGCTTTGCATGTAGCTTTGCTTTTGGCGAACTGAAAAAAATGGAAGGCTCTGCTAAAATTATTAGTTTGATTGCCCGAGACGAAAGTCAACATTTAAGCATCACTAGCCATATCATTAAGAATTGGCAAAGAGGAGATGACCCTGAAATGCAAGAAATTGCACAAGAGAATTATTCAGCCATTGGTGAAATCTATGACCAAGTCGTTGCTGAAGAAAAAGATTGGGCAGACCATTTGTTTAGCCGAGGTGCTATTGTTGGTTTAAATGAACGCCTATTACACCAGTATGTCGAATACATTGGTAATCGCCGCCTTAAAGGGCTAGGAGTTGAACAACGATATGACCGAAGTGCTAACGATAATCCGTTACCTTGGACAGAGCATTGGACAAGTAGCAAGGGACTTCAAGTGGCCCCACAAGAAACCGAAATTGAAAGTTATGTCATTGGAGGAATTAAGCAAGATGTTAGCAAAAGTACCTTCGCTGGCTTCAAGCTCTGAGTTTTCTGAACTATATACAATGGAAGGTTGTGCGGCTTGCAAAAGCTCTATAACCAAACTCATTGACGCCGGCTACGAATTTGATATTATCCATTTAGACGATCATAATATGAAACAGGCCTTTGAGGTATGGGAACATAGATTAGGAAAGAATCCAAATAGTGTTCCACAATTTTGGTATAAAGGCCAATACATTGGCGGTAGTGTTGAAATTGCAAAATTTATAAAGGATAATGATGTTACTTGATATTAAGAAAAATGGCGATGTAGTAAGTTTAAAAATGAGTTCGGGCGAAGAACTCATTGGCATGTATGTTGAAGAAGACAATGCCAACTACACTATTGATCGTCCAGTTACATTGACTGTTGGCCCCAAAGGTGGGCCAGCACTGACTCCTTATCTTATGACTGTCAGTCCAGATAGGACTAGAAATTTAAAAATTAACAAGAACCTTGTGGTCACTGTGGCATCAACTGACACGCAATTGGCCGATCAGTATACTTCTGCTCTGAGCGGAATTCAAGTTGCTCCTAAAGGCATGGTCTTCAACTAAAATGCCGCAAGTACATAGACTAGGAGATCCCAATGATGAAGACGGTATAATTACCGATATTCCTCAGGGAACTGTTTTTGCAAACGAACTCCTGGTCAGTATTGATGGAAGCTTGGTAGAAGGTGGACCCACTGTTACTGCAAACGGTAGCCCTACTGTGTTTATTGGGGGTATTCCAGTAAATCGACTAGGAGATGAGGATTCAGACGGCACTCCCAGAGCCCAAGGCAGTCCAAATGTATATGTCAACGATGGTGATGCCACTGGTAAAGCCGCAACCGCAACCGCCAGTCAATCGGACAATGCCGGTGCAGGCAATACATCACCGCCATCTCCAGTGATAACACCTCCTAATATTTCCAATGCGGCCATTGCGGCAGTAAATGCGGCAGTGATCAGTACCATATTGGAGAATGCCTTTATAGCGGCACCAGCGGCAGGATTACCATTTGACCGACCAGTTGGTTTAAAGAGCATACCTTTGCCTGCAACAGCAAGTGCTAGAGCGGCTGTCGAGGATAAAATAATACAGACTATGATAAATTCTGGTGTCATACCGGCAGCACCCCCAAGTTTGCCGTTTGCAGGCGGCGTGCCTCCAGTGGTTGCAACAGCATCTGCAAGGATGTTTGCAAGTCTTGCAAGCGGCATTGCCACACCTGAAGTATCCAATGTTGCTTTGGCCGCTGTTGGAGCATGGTATAGGCAAAAAATTATAGATCTAGTACCCGAGATCAAAGAAGAAATATTGCCATTCAGCAACAATTTAGATTTAAACAATGCATCTGCATCTATAAGTAACAATGTTGAAGATCAAGTGTTGGATACCAACTATATGACCAGTTCTGCGCTACCGGCAATTGGAGAAGCATGGTATACACAGAAAATTATAGAAGCAATAACCAAAGATGGTAAGTTGCCTGAAGAAAAATTATTACCGTTTGTAGGAGATGATGTATGAGTGAACCAGCAACTGGTGTAGAATTACTGGCAGAATACGAGAACGGCACGGCTGATTATTACCTAGAAATCAGTAAAAACCGTAGAGCGGCCCAAGATAAATTTATGCAAGCGTACCCTAGACTTGCGTTCAACAGAGTCGAAGCGCATCAATATTTGATGGATTTCTTCGAAGAATTTAACAAAGTTGCCGCGAGCCTGCCACAAAATGTCAAAGACTTTCTTAAAGAAACTTTTATGGAGTATGGATATTATGTTAGTTTTAACGGCCTTAGTTTTGATGGATATTCTAATGGACCAATGGT